ACAGGGTATGTGGAGTGTTGGAGACCCTATACCTATGGTTCAGGTTGAGCTTATAGGAAAGGATACGGTTATTCAGGGAACGTTTGGTGGAGCATTGACAGAATTTAATCCTGCCGATGCAAGCACAACAGGTGCTGCAATAACCAAATCTGAAGCATCACAGGGAACGGTAGACTACAATACTATATTCTACTGCCGTTCAGGTGCTAACAAGGGTATATACAGGGTCAATGGCAANGATAGCAACGATGGTTCTAAAACAACATCTAACTTNCCTGTATACTGGCCTTANGNTGTAGCNACAACAGACTACTATGTCAGGGCTAATGTAACCCTTGGGCTATCAAAGGCACAATTTGACTCTCTCAGCATGTATGTAGACCCAACAAATGCTCTTTCCAACTACTACTACATTATAGTTGAAGAAGTTGACCTGTCTACATCTGGTCTTGAAACAGTAACATTTAGATTTGCATAAGGAGGTAAACCATGGCTGATATAATAACACTTCAGAATTTTGCAAGATTACTGGACAGGAACTTAACCAAAGTCCTTGAGGATTATCTTTCACCTACCAAACTTGTAGCACCACAACTATTCGGAACAGACAAAACTACAAGACTTGGTGAGGAATACTGGGAAGTAGGTTCTGTTCCTGATATCCCAAAGTTTGATGGCAGACTGCAGTATATCTCTGTATCTCCTGGTTACTATACCAAAATAGAAACACAGGAGTTTGCTGCAGGTATTATGATAGAACGTAGACTCATAGACACTAAACAGTTTAGGGTAATGAACAACCTTCAGAACGGACTTGCACGTTCCCTTGCAAGAGTAAAAGAAAAGAAAGCAGCTAATATACTTAACTATGCTTTCTCTGCTGCATGGGAGTTCATGTCCAACGAAGAAGGTGTAGCCCTTTGTGCTGCACACTCTACCAAAAGTGGTGTTCCTACAACAACAGGCTTTACCAACTACGGAACATCAGCATTAAGTAAAACCTCATTAGCAGCAGCAAGAGTAGCTATGATGAAGTTTAAGGACGACATCGGTGAGTTCTTTGATGTTACACCTGATACTCTTATAGTTCCAGTAGCACTGTATGATACAGCACTTGAAATCACTGGATATGATCCTCGTTCAGGAGCTGAATCAGAAAAAGACCCTACAACAAATTACAACACTATCAACGTTCTCTACAAACAGTTTAAGGTAATCCCATGGATTTACCTTGATACTGTCTCCACAACAAACTGGTTCTTGGCTGACTCTCGTTATCTGAAACAGTTCATCATCTGGTTAGACCGTATCAAGAAAGAACCCAATACCATAACAGATTTCGAGACCTTTTCTATCAAGCATAGTCTCTACTCTTCATTCGGTTGTGGTTGGATTAACTGGCGTGGTCTTTACGGTAGCATAGTATCGTAAACTTAATAAGGGAGTGTGGGTAAACTGCACTCCCTTTATCTTATTATATTGGAGGGATTATGGCAGATAAAGCAATAAGAACAGATATAGACGATATAGAACAACCAGAGTTTAATGTTTTCACACAATCAGACCTGTCACCAGATGGAAAGAAAATAGCCTCAACTATCCCTTTATGGTATAATTCTACATACAAAGAAGAGTTAGAAAATACCGTAACTATCATGTCTCATGCCCTTCGTGAAGGACAAGTCCCTGAAGGAAGAAGAGCAGAATATCAAGNTAACCTCAAGATGTTAAAAGAAAGACTTCAGAGCATAGANGATGCTATTCCTAAATTTGATAAAAAAGCAATGGACTATGTATCCAGAGCAGTATCATCTCTNTCAGAGAANATACGGAATGCTATGTTTACCAGAGATGAGATGATGAAGGGTTTGGCAGATCCTAATGAAGAAGCAAGNAGAATGACACAGCCTTGTATTATTCTTAACGAACATGAAATTAAATGGGCAAAAGCATGTAATGTTAAAGTGTATGATGGAAAAGCATCAAGGACTGCTTGTGAGCTTATGTGGAAGATAGGCAAGAGGATACTTGGTGAGCCTACTAATGTAGAAGTGTTAAGAAAAGATAAATAAAGGGGTAAACCCCTTTGACCCCAAGGAGTATTATTATGAGATACAATAGTATAAACCTCAAGTTAAGACTAATACCTAACATACTTGTTAATAAGTAAGGAGTATTTCCATGAAATACAATAGTATAGATTTCAAGTTAAAACTAATACCTAACATACTTGTTAATATAAATATATCATACAAAGACAAGTAAGGAGTATTTCCATGAAATACAATAGTATAGACTTCAAGTTAAGACGAACTTCAAGAGACCTATGCGGAACATATGGAATGGCATTCTATGAAAACCATGCAGTATGGTATAAGCATAGGTGTCACAGGATAGACTGTCCTGAATGCAGGGATAACTACATAGGAAAATGGAAAGATAAAATAGCCCATGTTTTTGACGATACTATCTACATGACCAATATCAAGCCTTCAGAGTTTTCCTCTTTCAGACACAAATACAACAAGATACCATATGTCAAGATACGCTTTACTAAGTACTATGTCATGTTTACAGGTGTAGAAATACCCAACTCTATCCCTGTTACTCCTACTGATGTGTTTGACATTATAGATAGACAGAATACCTATGTAAAGAACTTCATTACTGCTAATCGTNCTTTTTATAAAGCTTGCCACTCTTTGCATATATATAATAATGATATAATGCAAANAGTGGCAAAAGGTGAATTTTTAGGAAGNGCAGTAAGACCTCTTGATGATGATAACCCAAGAGACATGATTGCTTCATGGCATACTTCAAGCATTAAAGAAAAAGCAAGTCTTCTCAAGGGGTTACACGAAAACGGAGTGTTAAGATTAACAGAAGCAGGGAAAAAAATTGTTGAAACGTATGGTAACGGAGATGAGTTTCACATAAAATTCAAGNATTCTGGATTTGTTCTTGATAAGAGAGCTATCACTATTTTTGAAACAAAAAGCTATATCGGGTATATTATACCCTCGAGAAAGTGAAAAATATGTGAAAAAAGCGGTAAGAAAGATAAAAAATTGGGGAGGAAAATAGATTGAGAGGGAAAGGTATATCTTGAAGGAGGAATATATGACTTATACCCCTTATGGTTACAAGAAGAAGAGGAAGTATCAATATAAACCAGAGACTATTATTAAAAGAAAGATAAACGCAGCAAAATTCCTTACAAAATGTATGGTTAATCAAGCAGACGAAAAAGGATTCTGTATAGTACTTGCAAAGCAGGAATGTGAGAAGGTATACAAAGATGGAAGGGTAGAAACATTTTCAGCAAAAGANGTAGACATGACTTCTCTTGAATTTGCACTGGACGCTGAAAAGCAGGGGCTGTGTGAGATACTGTATAATCCCTTCATGCCGTCTATAACAGGTGTTCCAAATGATGAAAAGATACTGAATTACTATACAGAAAGGCTTTTGAAGGGCTTGAAGAAGAATCAGGATGAGGGGGAGATAGTGTCATGAAAGGTTTAAGCTGGAATAAAGGAAATGAAAAATCAGAACAAGACTCAGGACAAGGCAAGGAGATCAAGGAGATAGTGTCATGAAAGATTTAAAAGCACCAGTATCAGCATCAGTATGCTATTGCTATCACAATAAGTGGCAAATAAAGGAGTAATCTAATGAATGCTTATTCTATTATTAGTAAGGTATATACTCTCATTAACGAGTCTTCTACTTCTACCTTCATGGACGAAGCAACCACTTACGAACTGCTTAACACTGCTTTAAGAGAGTTTGCAAGAAGGACACAATTGTTCATCAAGCAGTCTTCAATCAGCATAGTATCAGGAACATCATCATATACTCTACCAGACGACTTTCTTAAATTCTTTGCCAAATCAGAAGATGATTATGTCTTACCTTCTATTTACTATGACAACAACAAAATAACATACATAGACTACTCTACCTATATGTCCTACGATACTTCAGAAACAGCAGACATACCTACCAACTACACCCTTAACTTCACCTATCCAGACAGTATCATATCAGGAACAGCAACGTCATCTGCAACAGTATCCAATGGAGAAGTAACCCTCACTGATACAGGCAAGACCTTTACCCAATCTCTTGTGGGTGGGACTGTCCACGTCACCCACAGTGGAGTAACCTACAACGGTTATGTCATAGCCTACAATTCTTCTACATCCCTAACCATAGCAACCATACCTTCCACCAGTATATCATCAGGTGATACCTACCTGATTTCTCCTCCACCTGCTAACACTATCACCTTCTACCCTGAACCCTCATCGTCCTTCACCCTACCTATCTACTACATCCCATCATTCCCACCAGTCTACTCTNCATACAGACCAATACCTCTACCCAATGATATGCTGATACCAGTAGCATGTTTCATATGCTGGTTATACAAATACAAGGATAGAGAACCTGCATATGGAGACAAGTATTTTGCCATATATGAAACAGCAGTAAGGAAGTATAGTCCGATAAGACATAGTGAGTATCAGCCGACTATAAAGTGGCAGTGGAAAAAGCAATGGAAGTAACCATATAACAGGAGTTATCTATGCAATCCAGACAAATAGCATCCAGACAATTACAAGATATAGCATACAGACTATAAAGTAGTGTAGGAGTTATCTATGCAATCCAGAAAAGTACAAGATATAGCATATAGAAAAGTAAAAGTAGTGTAGGAGTTATCTATGCAATCCAGACAACCACAGGACACAGCATACAGACCCAAGGACATACCCTTAAACGGAAAACTCATTACTTCTGTTTCTCCTGCCCTTACAGGAGAGAATGACTTCTCCGACTTGACTAACTTTGT